CGATCGACATGTACCTCAACTCGTCAGGCGGGGACGCCTCGGCGGTGCTCCCGATCGTCGACACCATGACGTATGTGAGGAGCCCCGTTCGGGTGACATGCGTGGGACAGGCGGTCGCGGCGGCGGCCCTGGTGCTGGCCAGCGGCGAACCGGGCGCGCGCTCGATGCTGGCCCATGCGCGCGTCGTCCTGGCGCCCGTGGAGGCCGAGGCTCGCGGGGCCATTCCCGACCTGATCCTCCAGGCCGACGAGGTCGAGCGGGTCCGCCTCGAGGTGGAGCAGGTCCTGGCGGCGGCAACCGGGCGGACGCCCGACCAGGTGCGCGATGACACGGCGCGCCAGCATGTGCTCGACCCCGTCGCGGCCGTGCGCTACGGCGTGGCGGACGAGGTGCTCGGCCGACGCGGGTGACCGGTGGCGCGGGAGGCGCCGGGGGTGGCTTCCGGATCAGGCGGCCATGAGGACCGGGAAGACGTCGGTGGCCCGGGCGGCCGCCGACGGGGCGGGCGCGATCGCGCGCGACGTGTGGTCCTCGACGATCTGGGCGGCCAGATCCAGGACTGTCAGGCCGAAGGCCGCGCACAGGGACTCGACCACCTCGGAGGACGGCTCCTTCTGCCCGCGTTCCACCTCGGAGAGGTATTGGACGCTGACCCCGGCACGGCCTGCGACGTCCACCAGCCGTTCGTCGCGCTCATGACGCAGGCGGCGCAATCTCTCGCCGACCATCTCCCGCCACAGCGGCGCGGGGCGGTGCCGATCCCGACGGTCATCATCTGCCTGGGTCATGCGACCAGCGTAGGACCGCCGCGGTGCCGGACGGCGCGCCACCATCGGGTTCCGCTCCCGGCGGATTCTTGGTCGACCGGGTGGGGCCGGACTCACTCGGCGGCGCCCGCGATGTCGGTATGGGCGTCCTCGAGGGCGAGCAGGACATCGTCGACGAGATCGTCGCAGTGGAACCGGGCGTACCAGGACGGTCCCTTGCGCATGAGGTTGAGGGCGAGCTGGCGGGCCGCGATCTCCAGCCCGGGGGTCTCGTCCAGCCAGGCGGCGAGGCTGCCTGTCTTTCCGCCGTCGATGCAGTCCACGGTTCCCGTGGTGTGGTAGCCGTCCTCGACGACGATCAGGGCATCGCGCAGGTCGCGAGGGAGGTCCTGGGGGGAGAGGAGGCCATGTTCGATGTTGAGGAACCAGTCGGATTCGTGGGTGGCGCGGTCCTCGATGATGACGAAGGTCTCGACCCGCCCGCAGTTGACGGTGACGAGACGCTGACTGTCGCGCGTCCTGTTGGTTCCGGGCATCGCCGAGACCGTCCAGAAACGGCCGTCGGTGGCGGACGGCCAGGGGATGACGCGGCCCACGTAGGCGCACACGTCGGCGAAGACGGCGTCGAAGGCCGGGACCTGTTGGAGTGCTTGGTACTTGGCGAGGGTGGCAAACCGGCGTTTGGCGATGAGCATGCGCTGGTCGTCGGGATGGGTCTGCGGCTCGCCCTCGGCCCAACCGGCCTGGGCTTCCTGGTCGACCACCGCGTCGAGCACGGAGTCCCCCCAGGAGCGCGACACCAGGTCGATGTTGCGCAGGCGGCGCCCCGCGTCGCGCTGATTCTGGACGATCTGGCGTTCGGCGGCGTCCAGGTCGCTGTGCGCCACCGCCCGGAACTGGACGGCCACAATGTCGGGGTGGTGCCGGGAGTGATCGGCGAAACGACGAACGACGTCGCGGCTCTGGCCGACGTAGCGCTGCCCGTCGGCGAACTCTAGGATGTAGATGCCGCACCGCGGCTCACCCGGCTTGAAGTGGACACTGAGACTGGTGCCGGGAGTGATCGCCCAGCGGCGGAATGCGTCTTTGCTCATAGGAGGATTGTCGGCCGCGAAGGTGTGTCTGCGGGGGCGTTCCGGGTCGGGTTCAGGGCTGGTGGCGGTCCACGATGTAGGAGACGAACTCAGCCGACTTTCGTCCACTTCCCGCAGCCGCGGTTCTCGAACCCCCAGTCGGAGGCGTCGATGGTCACCGTTGCCGGCCCCTCGACGTTATTGTTCGCAATGATGTCGTTAAGGGTCCCTCCGCCACCGGAGAGTCGCGCCCAGTAGCAGAATGACCCGCCATCCGTGCGATAGGTCCCGGGCTCGATGTCTGCCCCCACTTGATAGGTGCCGGATCCGAAGGTGTTGTCCGCGACTCGTTGCTCCGCGGCTGTCGCGGCGTCTTCGCGCTTCTTGACGGCGTCCTCGCGTGCCTGCACGTCGTCCTCGCGCTTCTTCACAGCGTGCTCTCTGTCCTCGATCTGATCGACCTGGGATCGCAAGTCATCCCGGTCACTTGTCACTTCGGCCAGCGCGTCCTTGATGGTTTCCAGCTCGGCGGCGGTTGTCGTCAGCGTGTCCTGGGTGCTGGCCAAGCTGGACTCGGCCGACTCGGCTCGCGACATCGCGACGCCGAATGCCCCCCAGCCCGCCACCGCTAGCACGCCGACGGCAATCAGGCCGACGGCCATAGGGGACAGCCTTCTTGTGGCCTTATCGGGTGTTTCGTCGGTCTGGGCAGTCGTTTCAGAGAGACCCGGCTCGGAAAACGTCGCGGTTTCGCCGTCGGCCGGCCCGGCCCCGAGCTGCGCGTCGGCAGCCGGGTCCTCTCCGGGTTGTGGAGGCATGAAAGCGTGTTCGGGATTGTTCGGACTCATGGTGTCTCCTTCGCGACTGGGAATGGACTCTGAAACCTTCAGTTGTTGTCGTTCTCATCAAAGTGGATGTCGAGGCTCAGGCCGCTGTCCGGGTGGTAGTTCCAGGTCGCGTCGAGTCCATTCCACGACGCCGACAGCGTGCCGTCGAGAGCCCTGGTCGATTCGATCTGTGAGACGACGTAGTCGGGGACGTCGAGTTCGTTGAGAACGCAGCTGATGGCGGTCAGGGACGCACCCGAGAATTCCTCGTCGCCCTCACCGTCGATGCTCAGCGACTGCCCGGAGTCTCCCACAGCCATGCCCTCCGGATGACCGCAGTCCTCGACGGCGGTCGTGAGGACCTGGGATTGCTCGTCCGCAGCGGCGCGGGCGCGTGCAGCGTTGACTGCGGCGCCTCCACCCGCACCCAAACCGACGCCGACGATTAACGCCGACGCGGCCACGATGAGCAGGACCGGAAGGCTGAACTTTCGTCGGCGGTCTGCCGCGGCCGACGCCGAGCCGGGAACCTGGTCTGTTGGCTCGCCCTGGGCAGACGGATCGATCGGAATCGATTGAGCTGCGGGCGATGTGTCCGCAGCGGCATCGGCCAGCGCTTGGGGTGTGCCGAGAAGGGGCGCGGACCCTCCTGACTCCGAGGCGCCACCGGCGGGATCGGGCGCGAACGGGCTTCGAGGGTGATCGGACGGCGTCGTGGGATTCGGTGGCGCTGGTTCGTCAGCCGCGTGCCGGGGATCCGGCTCGTTGACGAGGCCGGGGGTATGGACGGCGTCCATGAGGTCCTCCTGAGATCATGTGGATGAGATATCACGAGTGTCCGACAGGCCATGGGCATTTGCGGTCATCGAGGGGTCGTCGACGGGCACCCGAGGACGGCGCCGGCGCGGGGGCAGAGCTCACCGGCGGGGGTGGCGAAGCCCCAACGCCTTCATCCAGACGTCGTCGGGCACGCCGTGCTCCTCCGTCTCCACACCGAGCTCGAGGCGCTTCTCAAAGGAGAGCGGGCGGCCTTCCGGCTCGCCTGTTGCCGGGTGCGCGGCGGTGTGGGGCATCTGTGCCTCCGCCGGCGGAGCGCCGGTCCGAGCCACTGCTCCAGTGTGTCCGCGTCCAACGGGCTTCTCTCCCACGAGGTCCTCGCGCCCGGCGGCCAGCGCGATCCTGCGGCGCAGGTCGGGATCCTCGCACAAGCGCGTGACGATCTGACGGACGCGCTCGCGAGTCACGCCGAATTCGTGTCCGATCCGATCGAGTATCCACACGTCGCCGTCGACGAGGCCCAGACGCAGGCGGAACATCTGCATGTCGCGGTGGATCGTCCCGGCCCACGAGGAACGCCCGTGGCGTTTGGGCAGCGCACCACGCGCGACGTCATCCTCGAAACGGTCAAGGGCGGCCAGCACATCGAGTTGTTCGATCCTGTGCTCCGCGACCTCGCCGGGATCCGGGGCGTCCTCGTCCAGGACCATCTCCCGCCAAGCGGACTCGCCGCTGTCCTGGGAACGATCGATGACGTCGTCCAGGCTGAGCGGAGCCTGGCTCACCATCCGCAGCCAGGCGAGGCGGGAGGGCTCGATGTCGCACTCGGCGGCGACCTCGACCAAGGTCGGGGTGCGATGCAGACGCGTCCGCATCTCGCGTTCCTCGCGGCGGCAGCGCCGCAGGTCATCGACCGTGTGGACCGGGAGACGGATGAGCCGTTCCGTGTCGTCGCAGCCGCGGGCCGCCGACTGGCGGATCCACCACGTCGCGTAGGTCGAGAACCTTCCCCGATCCGGATCGAATTTTGCCGCCGCTCGGAACAGGCCCAGGATTCCGAACGCGATCCGGTCCTCGTCCGGCAGCGCACTTCCGGGTCGTGCGTCGAACGTCATGACCCGCGCGAGCCGCAGGTTCGCGCGAATCAGGATATCCATGGCGCGTCGCCCCTCGCGGATCGTCCGGTGGCCGGCCCGCGTCGCCGCACCCTCACCGGCCGCGACGGCCGCGGCCAGTCCCGCCTGGATCCTCTCCGCCAGCAGGCGCTCCTGCGCGGCGGTGAGGAGCTCGTGGTCGTACATGTGCCCGGGCATGATCGGCAGCCGGTCGGCCCAATCGAGCATCCGGTCCCATGGGCCGCGGACGGCATCCGCCGTCTGGCGCGCAGCGCCATGGCGTCCGTGCCCCCGACTCATCGCCGCGCCGACGAGGGCGTCCTCGCCGCGCGGGCCGTCCTCGTCGATGGGGGAGAGGGACAGCATCCCGAACAAGGCGTCGTCCAGCGACCACGGGTCCGCGTCCCCGTCCGACGGCAAGCGTTCGGCCTGGATGCCGGGGCGAGAGCCGCCTCGTGCGCCCGCGGCGCTCCGGAAGGGGTGGGCGTCGTCGTCGATGACTGCCATGCGTCCAACGGTACGGCTGGGCGCGGGCATCTGGGATTGACGAGGGCGGCGCCGGGGCCCCCATCGGGCAACTCGCCGGATTTCTCTTGGGAGAACTGCCGCCCCTCATGCGGGCGGTCCCTCACGGTGGGCAGCGCCCTCCGCGCGGAGATGGCGGACGGCCGGTGCCTCGCTGGAGTCCCATCAGAGTACGAATGGGGCAGGTCGCGGATCACCTGTGTGTCTCAGGCGCTACGATTCCTCACATGTGCGCCCTCCCGTTCCGTCAACCCCGCCCACCGGGCGGGTGTTGTCCCGGAATGAGGAACACATGGACAAGCGCACGGATCACTCCTGGCCGCTGAGGCGCAGGCTGCCGGCGGGCTTCGCTTTCTTCACGAAGACCAGTCTGTTGGAGTGCTTGGACGAGGTCGGCGACGACGAGCCGATCTGGCTGGACAACTACTGGCAGCCGATCCGTCAGATCACCCAGCGCCCGCTCGAGTTGATCTATCCGCACGACGACGGGTTGCATCTCGCGTAGTTCCCCGCAGGGGCGCTGCGGTCGGCGTCGCGTCGATCGCAGCGCCGCCTGGCGTCTTGCTCCTACCGAGAAGGGACTGTTCGTGAAGTCTGTTAACGAAGTCTTGAGGCTATGGGACTTTGCAACACCCACCCCTCAACGTCGAGTTGCCAGTCGCGGACATCGTCGGTGCGCCCATCGTTCCACGTGAAACCGGGGGAGACGGTCCCGCTCTTCTGGAGGACGCGGTGGGCGCCCTCGGTATCGGTGGAACCCATGTAGGACCCGACGGTCTGGGCATTCGTGCTCGCCATGGCCGCCAGATCGGAGTACGAGGTCCACTGCGCGGGTTCGAGGAACTTGAGCGCAGTCTCGAGGATCGGAGCGTAACCATCGACAGCCCCGCGGGCCGGGACCTCGAGCCCGGGAGTGTCGTCCAGCCGAGCCCTCCTTTCTTCCCCGCCCGTGCCCGGTGTCGGCGGTTGTGAGACCGCTAGACGCTCGATGTTGTCCGTGCGTCGCGGCCAACTCGCCGAGGCGGCCGACGTCGGGTCGCGTAGACCACTCCTCTCCCAGCCGTTCGAGGATCCAGACGCGGACCAGGGTCGAAGAGGGAGGGCGCTGGGAGGCGGTGACCTCTTCGATGTGGGCCTGTTCCCATCGGCGCTGAGGCGCACGACGTTGCCCTTCGTGCGCCTCAGGCGGGTCGGTTGGGCGTCTTCGGGGAGAGCAGGTCGCGGGCGCGTTCCGGTTCCTCGCGGAGGGCACAGACAAGCTCTGCCGAACCACCGAGGAGAACTGATGGGCAGCCTCGGTGAGGCTCGTCGAAGTATTGACGGGTAGGCGCACCCGATGCGACAATAAAAGGGCTTACAGCGTTGAGCTGTACAGAAGTGAGCCCGGCAGCCATCCGGAGGTTGGTGAGCCGGGCTTCGCGCTGTCACAGCGATGTTACGGAGGCAACGAGTCCGGCGTCGGAGATCCGACTGCGCCAATCGCCGCCCTTGGCGTACGCCCACGCAACGACGTCCGGGATCCATAGTAGAGGCTCGTCAATAGGGTTCTTCCACTGGTAGGTGAACTCCACGGCGAGACTGCGGTCACGCTGTTGGGTGAGAAGGAACTGTCTCTCCCATCGTTGGAGAGATTCGTCGCGCTCGATGGTCAACGAGGCCGCGTGATAGAGCTCGCAGCCATCTAGGACTTGTCTGAGACAAGCGGTCCGTGCCTCAAGTTCGGAACGGTATGAGGCCTTCTCAAAGATGTGGCAACTGATTTCGAGCTTTGAAAATCCGCTGATGATCCTCTTGCGGCTCGCGTCGCCCTCGGCCTTCATGTGGATCCTGCGCGCTCCGCGGTGTTTGAGCGCTCGGACGGCCCGACGCGTCGTCTCGAGATCGTTCGGAACGATGACCGACGCGACAAGGAGGTACGAGTGTCGCTTGGACTCGTCAATGAAGGCGTGTCCTCCTGTCGGCCAATCACTTCCCTTCAGCATGCTGAGTCGTCCTAGTTCTCGGTGGAGTTGGACTTACGGCCCCTGTTTGACGACACGGGCGTTCCGGGATCGTTCAGATCGATGATGAGGAGTCCGTCCTCGAGTCGGGGTATCCATCGGTGAGCCTTCGAGGTGTCGAGTTCGATGAACTTGGTGAACATTGTCCCCGCAACAATGACGGGTCCATGATTTGAGGATCTTGTCGACGCGGACATGCGTCGCGCAGGGTAGGCGTTGGGGGTGTTGATGGGTACCGGCTTCAACCCGATGAGCCGGCGTTCGGAGTCCCAAAGGAACTGGATCGCCTCGGGAGTCCCGATGAGGCTCTGGGCCGCGTCGTTCAGGGAGAACAGCCCCCTCTTCTGGATGGTCACGCTCGGCACTGAGGGAAGCGGTGCGCTTCCCTTCTGAAACAGCTCGAATGCCACGGCTGCGCTCCTGACCTTGTCGTTGTGTGCTCCGTTCGAGAGTAGCACGGGGATGTCGAGCTGGCTATGAGAAACTTTGAGCGCGTTGCTAGGTGATCGGGTGTCCTGGGAACGCTTTGGAAGCGCTCGGAGCCCTCGTGTGCGTGGGTCAGGTCGAACTCGTCGAAGGGCGTGTCAAGGTCTCAGAGACCCGTTGGACTCGGCCGGCGTGCCACCCGTCTCCCGGCGCTGGTCCAATCCGGCACAGGCAACCGGTCTTCTGGCCGACCAACTGCTGTTTGCCCCAAGATGCGGACGCTCCCGTCTACGATGACTCTCGGTGTTCCACCGGTGCCTCCGCCATGCGGTCCACCTGCCCCGCCGCCGTCTCGAACGGTCAGCGGTCGCACGTTCCGAGCGACCGGGGACCCTCGACAGGAACCTTGTCAAAGGAGCGCGCGCATTGTCGGACATGAGCCCCCAGGCCCAGACCTTCGCTCCCGGCGAGCGCGTCATGGTCCGTGACGAGCAATGGCTGGTCCGCACCGTCGCCCCGGCGTCTCCGCGCGATTCCGCCCAGGGCCTCCAACTCGACGTCGTCGGCGTCTCCCCTCTGGTCCGCGACCGCGACGCCACGTTCTTCACGGCGATCGACCGCGTGCGCCGCTTCGACCCCGCCGACGTCCGCCTCGTCCCCGACACCTCCTCCCACTACCTCACCTCGCGCCTGTGGCTGGACTCCGTCATCCGCCGCTCCGCGATCCCCCTCAGCGACACCCGCATCGCGGCCGGCCACCGCGGGCTCTTCGACAAGCTCGACTACCAGCTCCGCCCCGCGCAGAAGGCCCTCACGAACCTGCGTCCCCGGATCCTCATCGGGGACGCCGTGGGACTGGGCAAGACCCTGGAGATTGGCATCGTCTTGTCGGAGCTCATCGCCCGCGGCCGAGGTGAGCGCATCCTGGTCGTCACTCCGCGCGCCGTCCTCAAGCAGTTCCAGACCGAGCTGTGGACCCGCTTCGGCATCCCCCTGGTCCGCCTGGACTCCCAGGGCATCCAGCGCGTCCAGCGCGAGCTGCCCGCCGGGCGCAACCCGTTCTCCTACTACAAGCGGGTCATCGTCTCCATCGACACCCTGAAGAACCCGCACCGGTACCGGACCTACCTCGAGAAGCACCACTGGGACGCCGTCGTCATCGACGAGTGCCACAACCTCATCAACCGCGGCACCCAGAACAACCAGCTCGCGCGCACGCTGGCCCGCAACTCCGACGCCCTGATCCTCTCCTCGGCCACGCCCCACAACGGCAACCCGGAGTCCTTCGCGGAGCTGGTCGGCCTCCTGGACCCGACCGCCATCGCGGACGACAGGCATTACAGCGCCAGCGACATCGAGCACCTCTACGTCCGCCGCCACCGCGGCAGCCCCGAAGTCGCCGCCCAGATCGGGGACCGCTGGCGTGAGCGCGCCCAGCCGCAGGTCCGCCCCGTCACCCCCACCCCTGCCGAGCGTGCCGTCCTGGCCGAGCTCGACGCGACGTGGCTCCACCCGGCGTCCGGCGTCGCGCCCGTGACCGGCAAGGGCCGGACCCTGTTCCCGTGGACCCTGTTCAAAGGTTTCCTGTCCTCACCCGCCGCACTCCTCGCGACGATCGGGAACCGTCGCCGCACGCTGACGGGTAGTTCGACCCCCATTGACGAGGGCGACGCTGCCGCCCTTCGCGGGTCGGGTGCGGAGCTGGAGGCGCTGGGTCGTCTGGAGGACCTCACGCGGCAGGTCGGGACCCCGGCGAAGCTCGACGCCCTGGTCAACCTGCTGACAGAACTCGGGATCGGACCGCGTTCCACCGAACGCGTCGTCGTGTTCTCGGAGCGTGTCGACACCCTGAACTTCCTCAAGAAGTCCCTGCCCCAGCTGCTCGGTCTGCCCGACGGCGCGGTCGGTCTGCTCCATGCCCAGCAGAGCGACGACGCGATTCAGGGGACGGTGGAGTCTTTCGGACAGAAGGGCTCACCGCTGCGCGTCCTGCTCGCCTCCGACATGGCCTCGGAAGGCCTCAACCTCCACAAGGAGTGCCACCTCCTCATCCACTACGACGTGCCCTGGTCGTTCATCCGCATCCAGCAGCGCAATGGCCGCATCGATCGCTACGGCCAGCTCCGGACCCCGACCATTCACGCCCTGGCCCTGGCGGATGAGGAGCACACCAGCGAGGTCCGCGTGGTCACGGCTCTGCTCAACAAGGAGCATGAGGCCAACAAGGCGTTGGGCGATGCCGGTGTCCTCATGGACCTCGGCCAGACGCAGTACAGTCCCGACCTGGAAGAAAAGGACATCACCCAGGCGTTGGCCCGGGGCCAGCAGGTCGAGGATGTCACCCAGACGCCGGAGCAGGCGCTCAACGACCAGTTCCTGGCGGCGTTGTTCGGTGAGGACACCAGTGTCGACGTCGAGGCGCCGGCGCCGTTGCGCGAACGGCATCTCTTGTTCCCCGACCAGGACGACTTCCTCGCTGCGATCATCGACGCCCTGCCCGATGACACGCGCCGGACGATGCGCATCGAGCGCGACCCCGACCGCGACCTCGTGTCCTTCGAACCGCCCGCGGACCTGGAGATCCGCCTGCGGCAGCTTCCCCGTGAGCTGGTGCGCGGGGAGGACTCGGTCATCGGGCGCATCCAGTTGACAGGATCGAAGCCGTTGGCGGAGGACCGCCTGCGCTCCGCCCAGCAGTCGACGAACCCGTGGCCGGACACGCAGTACCTCACGGCCGTCCACCCCGTCATCGCGTGGGCCGGGGACCGGGGCATGTCGCTGCTGGATCGGCAGACGGTCCCCGTCATGGCGGGAGCCGTCGAGGCGCCGGTCTTCCTCACACAGGCGACATGGGCCAACGACGCCGGTCAGGTCGTCATCGCCCAGTCGGGGGCTGTCGTGGGCGTCATGGATTCCGACGGACGTCTGCTCGCGGACGGTTCAGACGCCGACGTCCTCGACCTCATGCGGGTCCTCGGGGCCGCGCGCCTGGATGCACACAGCGTCAACGACGGGCGCGCCGGACGCTGGAGCACGGAGGCGTTGGCGCGCGGCGTCGAGCCCGCGCTCGCGGTCGCAAGCGCGGAGCTCACACGTCGGCGCGACGAGTTCGAGGGCGACCTGCTGGAGCGCATCCAGAGCGACCAGGAACGTCTGTATTCCTGGCACCAGCGGTCCCTGGACCTGCTCGGGCAGATGCCTGCGGGTGGCCATCGGTCCAAGCGGGAACAGCGCGTGGCCCACGAGTCCACCCGCCTGGAGCGGCTCATCCAGTCCTCGGCGGCGTCCGGTGAGCCCTATGTCCGACTGCTCGGGGTCATCGTCCCCGGAAGGAGCCTGTGATGGGCGACGAGATCCGCAACGACACGGAGTTCCTCTCCGCCCATTGGCTGGAGGAGGGGTTCCCGACCCGGCGCAGCGCCCTGTACACAGAGTGGCAACGGGCCCACAAGGACGGCCGGCCTGATCCCCTGCACGCAGTCGCCTCGCTGGCCGGTGACTACCTGGCGGCCCTGGGCGGCGACCGGGACGACGGCGGGATCACCCAGGCGCACCGCGCATTGGTGACGGCGCTCGGCCTGGCGCCGATCGACCGGGCCGACCTCACGATCGAGCGCGACCAGGACCTCGCCCTGCTCCAGGGTGACCGGGACATGGAGGTCCCGGCGCTGCTGGGCGTGAGCGGCCCGTCGGGAACCGCGCTCATCGTCCTCGACGTCCGTCCGGTCGACGCGGTGGAGGACCTGCTGTCCGACAGCGCCCGGCTCGTGGAACCCCTTCGGGTCGCCGACCAAAGTCACGCGATGCAGGACGTCCCGGAGGTGGCCAAGGCCTTGTCGGAGGTCCTGGTCGCCGAGGACGCGCCGCGCTACGTCGTGGTCGTGGCCGGTCGGTGGGCGCTGCTCACGGACGCGGAGCGTTGGAGCGAGGGCCGCTATCTGGGCCTGGACCTGCTGGCCGTGTTCGAGCGGCGCGAGTTGACGTCGGCCGGCGGGCTGGCCACGCTGTGCGCGCTGGTCGGTGGCGACGTCCTGCTGCCGGGCGACGACGGCTCGATCGGCATGGACGAGCTGACGAAGGACTCGACGTCCCACGCCGTCGGCGTCTCCGACGACCTGCGAGACGGTCTGCGCCAGTCCATCGAGATCCTGGCGGGCGACGTCGTGCGGACGGCGGACAGACGGGGTCTGGATCTGGCGGATCCCGACCTCCCGCAGCGTCTGGCGCGCGAGTCCCTCCGGTTCCTCTACCGCATCCTGTTCCTGCTCTACGCCGAGGCGCGTCCCGAGCTGGGCATCGTGCCGGTCGGCGCCCCCGAGTACACGGCGGGATACGGCCTGGACCGCCTGCGCGACCTCATCGGACAGCCGCTGACCACCGATGATGAGCGCAATGGCTCGCACCTGCACGATTCCCTGGACGTCCTGTTCCGCATGGTCGCCGGCGGCCTGCCGTCCGTCGATGTCATGCCGGTCGAGGACCTGCGCGCGGACCTGTTCGACCGCCGCCGGACAACGCTCATCGACGGTGATCCGAAGGATCCGGACCCGGTCCGGCTGAGCAACGCCGCCCTGCAGCAGGTGCTGACGCTGCTCCTGCTGTCGAAGCCGAAGAAAGGCAAGCGCCGCGGGTACATCTCATATGCGAACCTCGGCATCAACCAGCTCGGCGCCGTCTACGAGGGCCTGATGTCCTACACCGGCATCCTGACCACCGAGCCGATGGTGGAGGTCGCGAAGAAGGGCGACCCCTCGAAGGGCTCATGGCTGGTGCCCACGCGGGAGATCGCGAGCTACCGCGACGAGGACCTGGTGCGGTGGACCGACCCCGTGACGGGGGAGGAGAAGGTCCGCAGCTACGGCGCGGGCGAGTTCGCCTTCCGCCTGTCCGGTCGCGACCGGGAGCGGTCGGCGTCCTTCTACACGCCAGAGGTCCTCACCCACTGCGTCGTCGAGCACTCGTTGGCCGAGCTGTTGACGGAGGACACGAGGGCGGAGGACATCCTGGAGTTTCGCGTCTGCGAAGCTTTCAACCCGACTTGGATACAAAATGGCGGCACAGTCGCGCTGGCGGCGTGAGTGGTTCAAATGGGAGGTCGTTGGTTCAGTTCCGAGAGAATGAGGTATTAGGTTGAAGATTTGCTGTGTGGAAGGGTGCGTCCAACCCGGAGCGTTTACGACGCGCACGCGACCGACGTGGTGTCTCGATCATCTTCGCCAGCTTTACTCTCAGGGTGGCCTCACCTTGCTTGAAGAGTTCACTAAGCCATCCGCATACTTACTGACTCGGTGTACACGTTGCCGGTTCGAGGGGCACTACCGCTTCGAATACGTTGTTGACCGGTTGCAAGCCGGTGAATTCGTTTGCCGAGCTTGTTACTGGTGTGCGTGGGCGAAGGGAGCCCGCGCCATGTCGGGCCGTTCCGATCAGCCCGTGGATATACCCGCCGTCAAGAAGAACGCCGAGGCTCATGGCTACACATACTTGGGGCCACTGACGAATCCCAGCTTGGAGGATGATCCTCACGCCACGCGCTGCAACTTCTGCGGCAGAATCGAGGCGCAGCGAAATGCGGACATTGGTTGGGGTTGTCCCTGCCGACGGAACCCGAAGTCTGCAACTGCAGGAACCAAGAAGAGCCGAGGCGCTAACCTCCTCAAGAACTCTAGCAACCGAGCTGTGGAATGGTGGGATCACGACCGCAATACGGAATCCCTCTGGGACACGGCTACATTAAAAGCGCGCCGAGAAGCATGGTGGATCTGCCCTGAGGGGCACTCGTTCAAAGCGCGCATCCTTGATGTCACGAATGACTATTTCTCCTGCCCAGAATGCCAGGAGATTCGACGGGCGGCCTGGGAAGAGAAAAGAGCCTCTTTTGCAGGTAAGACTATCGCCGATGTACCAGAGCTATTGGCCGCTTGGGACGACGACCTCCCTCCTGAGAGGGTACGAGTCGACGAGAACCACTGGGGTTCAGGCTATAGATTCCGGTGTCCTTCTGGTCACCGAAACACGCGCCAACCTCTCAGCTATCTATTTGGGGGCTGTTCTGCTTGCAAGGCAATAAAGACCCGGAAAGCTAATGCGGATGCTGCGGCAGCTGATCCCTCCGCGAGCAGGTTGACACCAGAGATCAGCAGCCAGTGGCACCCCACCAAGAATGGCAATTTGCGCCTTGCAGACGTCTCTCCCGAGTCTCGTCGTATTGTCTGGTGGCGTGACCCTGTCTGCGGACATGAGTTCCAAGCTACTCCCCGAGAACGCGACAAATATGAGCGGTGGCGCTGCCCGGTGTGCCATACCATCCTTGATTCGCTTGCATACCATTATCCAGAGGTCGCCGAAGAATGGTCACCAGACAATCGTCTCTCACCGTGGGAAATCCGTCCGAACACCTCGCAACTGGCGGAGCCACCCCTTTGGGTATGCAAAAACGATCCGGCTCACATGTGGCGGGCTATGCCAGCAGCTCGAGTCAATGGGTCGCATTGCCCGGAGTGCATCGAAACAGGAAAATCACGGATCGAGACGGAGTACTATTCAGCAGCCCTTGCGCACTGGGGAAACGCAAAATCTGGTTCCCGCATTCATTCCGCAAAGTTCCAGACTCACTCTTCCTGGACTGTGGATATTTGCGTGGATCTTCCATCTGGGAAACAGCTCGCCATCGAATATGACGGCTCGTACTGGCATCGCGACAAGGCGGACGTTGATCGCGTCAAGAGCTTAGATCTCCTAGCAGACGGGTTCATTGTTGTTCGACTCCGTGAAGCCCCACTCCCTTCGCTGAACATCGCACACCCGAACTATCGGGAAATCACCGTATACCCCGGTGCCCAAGACCCTGTACACGATGTCGCAGTTATTGCTGAGACGATCACTTGTTGAGTGAGATCGCCTGCGATCTTCCGTCCCTGAACGTGAACATGATGGTGCCGTCGGTGCCCACTTCGGCGTGGTCGACGAGCGTGTGCCAGAGGTATGGGGTGAACTCGATGCTGGCGAGGTCGAGGGCGGCGAGTTGTTCCTTGTAGTAGCGGTAGGCGGCTTGCCGGTTCTCAAGATCGCTGATCTGCGTCAGGAGTTTGTCGTAGTCGGCGAGTAGCCGGGCATGGTCGCTGGTGAGTTTGTCGAAGCGGCGCTGGTATTCAGTCTGGTCTTGGGCGACGCGGGCGTTCCGGGCGATCAGCTGGTCGATTGCTTCGGCGGCGGCACCGACGCGGGCAAACAGCTGGTCAGCCTCAATATGTAGGTCGGTGGTGTCGAGTTCGGCGCGTACGGCCTTGCCGATCACCTCGTCCACCTTGCTCCTGCTGGCGAGCAGGGTGTGGACGGCGTCGAGGAACGCGGCCGTGATCTGCTCGTCGCTGACGTGTGGGGTGGCACACGGGGTATTGCCTGCGTATTTGTGATTGCACCGCCAGACGCGTTTTTCGTATTTGGAGCCGGCATGCCAGGTTTTCGACCCATACCAGGCACCACACTGGGCGCACCGGATCTTGCCGGAGAAGGTGCGCTGCCGGGAGGTGGAGCGCCGCCCGGTCCCGTGGGCGGCGAGTTCTGCTTGGACGAAGTCCCACACGGCAGGGGCGATGATCGGCTCGTGGTTGCCGGTGACGTAGTACTGGGGTACTTCGCCTTCGTTCTTGACCTGCTTCTTGGTGAGGAAGTCGGTGATGTAGGACTTCTGCAGTAGCGCGTCGCCTTTGTATTTCTCGTTGGTGAGGATGTTGCGCACTTGGCTGGCTGACCACTGCTTGCTGCCGGTCGCTGTCTGGTGTCCTTCGGCTTGGAGCCGGCGGGCGATGCCGGTCAGGGAGCCGCCGTCGAGGTAGAGGGTGTAGATGTAGCGCACGAGTTTGGCTTGTTCTTGGTTGATGACGAGGTTGCCGTCCTCGCCTCGGTCGTAGCCGAGGAACCGGCTGAACGGGATGGTGACTTTCCCGTCAGCGAATCGTTTCCGGTGTCCCCAGGTGACGTTTTCGCTGATGGAGCGGGCTTCTTCCTGCGCGAGCGAACTCATGATGGTGATCAGGAGTTCGCCTTTGGCGTCGAATGTCCAGATGTTCTCCTTCTCGAAGTACACCTCCACCCCGGCATCCTTCAACTGGCGCACGGTGGTGAGTGAGTCGACGGTGTTGCGGGCGAACCGGGACACGGACTTGGTGATGATCAGGTCGATCTTCCCGGCCAATGCGTCAGCGACCATGGACTGGAAGCCGGTGCGATGTTTGGTGGAGGTTCCGGTGATGCCTTCGTCGGTGTAGATGCCTGCGAGCTGCCACCCGGCGTGGTCGGTGATGTAGCGGGTGTAGTAGTCGACCTGCGCCTCATAGGAGGTCACCTGGTCGTCATGGTCGGTGGAGACACGGGCGTAGCCTGCGACTTTACGGATCGTGGTCTGCCCCAGCGGGGTGCCGGTGTGCAGGCGGCGAGTGGCCGGGATCGCGGTGACGGTACGAGCCATTAGCGTTCACCCCGCTCCGCGCGCAGCCTCTCGGCTTCGGCTTTCGCCACCGCCCTGTACTTGGCGAGCGCTTCGGGCGGGGTGGGTGCGCTGCGCCCGTCGATGCCGAGTTTGCGGGCGTACTCCCAGCGGGCTTTGACGAGTTCTGCCCAGGCGGCGCGTTTCGCTGGGGTCCAGGAGGATCGCTTCAGGTTTGGCCGCCACGTGTGGGCGCTGATGGTGCCATCGGTGTAGTGGAACGTGTAGTGGTCTTTCCCGGTCACGTCGATGTGGTCGATGCGAGCAGTGAACACGTCGTCGTCGAACTCGTCGATACCGAGGATGTTGGCGATTAAGGTCTTGAGGGCGGTGTCGGAGATTTCGCTGGTACCGCAACTGGTGGTGCGGCCCTTCTTGCGTTCGGTGCAGATCCAGTGTTCGGTGGTGATCTGGTTTTGGGTCTTGGGGTTGCGACGATTACGGACGAAGGAGCAGCCGCAGGTGGCGCACTTGATTTTCGAGGTCATCGCCACGGTCTCGATGGCCCAGTTGGCTCGTGCCCCCAGGTCGCGGCGGCGGGCGATCTCGGCCTGCACGGCGGTGAAGGTGTCGCGGTCAATGATGGTGGGAATGGCGTTTTCTACCAGATACATGGGGTGCTCGCCGGTGTTGCGCACCGCCCGGCCGGGTTTGCCGTCCGGGGTCGCCCACTGGCCGAGCAGTAGGTCACCGGTGTAGGAGGGGTTTTTCAGGATGTGACGCACCCACTCGCCGGGCATCTTGTTGCTTGCCAATTGCTGTGGGGCGCGTCCGTCGGCGATGAGCTGGGCGGCCATCGCCTCACACGAGGTCGGCGCCATGTACTGGGCGAAAATCCACCGCACCACCTCGGCCTCGGCTTCAATGATCTCGACGTCGGTCGCATCGGCGGAATCTGTGTAGCCGTAGAGGTGGAAGCCGTTGGCCTTGCCCTGCTCGAAGCCCTTACGTACCCGCCATCTCACGTTCTGGCTGATCTGCTCCGACTCGGCCTGCGCGAAGGACGCGAGCAGGGTGAGCACGAGTTCCCCGTCAGCGGAGAACGTGGAGATGTTCTCCTTTTCGAAGCGAACTTCCACGCCGAGGGTTTTCAGTTCCCGGATGGTTTCCAGCAGGTCGACGGTGTTGCGGGCGAACCGAGAGATCGACTTGGTCAAGATCAGGTCGATGCCACCGGCGCGGGCACGGTCGAGCATGGCCCGGAACTGGGGACGGTTGGTGGTGGTGCCCGAGATACCCGAGTCGGCGAACACGCCTGCATACTCCCAGCCGGGGGTCGATTGGATCAGTTCGGAGTAATGGGAGATCTGTGCCGACAGTGATTTCGGGGAGCGTTCGGTTTCCATCGAAATCCGGGCATACGCCGCGACCTTTCGTACCCGGGCTCTCTGGGGTGGCGGGGTCACCCGCTCCATCATCACCATCGGCTGCTTTTCCTTATCTGACTAGGGTTTTTGTATCCTTTGCGCGTCTATACATCACTCTGATCGGCCGTGAAGTCAACCAAGGTTTGTGCTTTCAACACCCCGATGTCCGCACCCGCATCAGCAGCGATCCTGGCCGCGACACTGGCCGCCTGCGCTGGCGTGAGGACACCGGATCGTGTGAGGTGGTCGAGTCGGGCGAGCGCGAGTGCCGTTGTCGTTTCGGCACGAAGTTGGGTAGGTGTCATCGGCGGCCACCTCGGGTGCCGAACCGGTGGCGGATGTAGCAGGCGTGAGAGCAGTACACGCGTGTCTTGTTGCCGTAGGCGGCGAATCCCTGCCCGCACTCGGGGCAGGTGAACTCATAGAACGCCCGCCGTTGCCCTGCTTCGGGGTGGGCGTGCCACCACGAGCGCCGACACGCCTCGCAGCAGAACTTTGCCGGACGGGCAGACGCAATCGGTGTCCCGCACGACAGGCACCACACCCCGACCGGATCAGCGACCTGCGGAACAGACGTGTCTGGGGTGATTCCGGCGCGGCGACACCACGTCTTGACCGTGTTGGGGTTGATGCCGATGTGGGCGGCGATCGCAGCGTAGGTCACCCCGGCTCGACGCATCACGGTGATCTGCTCCTGCTGGGTTGATGTCATGGCCGTCACTGGCTGGCTCCCTTCCATCCGAACCGCTCCGGAAGCGGGCGGTCTCATCTGTCAGGCACCGGCGGCCGGGAAACCGGACGGGCCGTGAACGCCTGCTCACTCATACGCCCCTGAGGAAGGCCGAATCCGGACGGGTGGAAGCCACTGCCCTGAGACGACGAAAAGCCCCGCCACCACCACTCCCGAGATGGGAGACAGTGATGACGGGGCTGAGGTCGTGCCGAAAGGCAGCGCAGGGGTTAGTAGCCGAGTTTCTGGTTCACTCGCTTCTGGACTTGGTCATACAGGTTGCCGAGCCTGCGTTTGCGCTCCTCACCGTTGCCGTACTCGCCACGGATCACCGCATCGGCGAGAGCGTCGATGTTCGGTCCGGACGGTTTAGCAGCAGGCTTCTTGCCGGCGAGTTTCTCGTTCACCCGGCGCTGGACGGCCGTATAGTTCGCCCCGAGACGGCGTTTGCGTTCCTCCCCGTTGCCGTACTCGCCACGAATCACCGCGTCAGCGAGTGCGTCGATGTTCGGCGGCACGGACGGTGCAGGCTTCGGTGTAGGTGTGGGCTTGGCAGGTGTGGTGCCGGTCATGTGGTCGTACCAGTACTGGGCGCGAGCCATATAAGCCTTGTGCTGGCTTTCTGCGAGGGATGCAGGGCATTCGGTCGCGGAGAAGTTCTTGTGGCCGAACACGTTCTTACCCCAGGCCGGGCGGCCGAGCTTGTAGTATCGGCAGATCGCGGCGACGAGGTGGGCACCGTTGTCGAGACATGCCTCGGATACCTTCCATGGGCTGGAAGATACGTCGGCGTGTTCGATGCCAATGCTGGTGGTGTTGGCGTTCCAGTTCCCGGCGTGCCAGGCGGTGTCGCGATCCCACACGAGTTGGCCGATCTTCCCGTCGGATTGCACCTGGTAGTGGGCGGAGGCCTGGCGGGTTTGCCACACGTCCCAGCAGCCCCGGATCGACAGGTTGCCGGCGTTGTGGTGGATGATCACCTTGTCGAGACGCCGACCGCCTCGTCCGGCGGTGTAGTGCTTGTTCATGATGAGGTCGACGTCGGCCTCAAGGGTGTTCCAGTTCTTCATCAGCGTTGCTCCTTATCGGTATGGGTTTCAGTGGGGTCGGTATTGGTGAGGGGTGGTCGTTTGTCGGCGCGGTTGGCGATCGCGTCGAGGGCGTCTCGCATTTGGGCGGGGATCGGCAGGCCGAGGCGGGTGGCGTTTTCGATCAGGGAGATGCCTTCGTTGGACAGGTAGAAGAAGATGACTGCTGCCCGCAGCACGCCGGGTGTGCCGATGACTTGGGTGTCGATCAGGTGAGCGAGGCCGACGAGGGTGAAGATGAGGATCTTGCGGGAGATGCCCCGGAACCCGACCGCGCTAGAGACGCGGCGTTCGTTGATGGCCGCGAGGACTCCGGTGATGTAGTCGGCGGCGATGAAGATGATGAGGGCGTAGATGAGGCCGTCGAGGCCGCCGAGGTAGGCGGCAAGCCACGCGCCGACACCGGCGATACCGGCTTGGATGGTGTGCCAAATGGTCTGCAAAGACACGAGGTGTTTCCTTTCCGTTCAAGGGGTGGGTGGGCATAGAAAAATGCCCCCACCCGGCACGGGTGAAGGCAGACATGGATGCGCCAGATGGCGCGGTTTACAGGTTGGGGCTGGTCAGGACTTCCAGGATCGGCATCGTCAAATCCAGACTCTGCACGACCGGGGCCACCAGCTCCGGCTTCTCAGGCAGCACGGATGCGGCGGGTGTTGGTGTGGTGTCGGAGACGATCGGGGTGATCGGATGCTCCACCACCGTCCCAACCGGCTCCACCACCTCACCCGACTCGACTGGCTCGATGCTGAGGTCGATATCGGGGGTGGTCATGATTCGTCCTTCCCGCCTGCGGTGGTGATGGCGTCGTAGAGCACGTCATACGCCTCCGCCGTCTGGCCGAACAGTTCACCGTCGTAGCCGTCCAACATGGCCTTCAGGTCGGCCAGGTGGGTGTCGTAGGTCGGCCCGGACACCTCGGCCAACGATTCGAGGAGCCGGGTGCGGGCGGTCATGAACTCGCCGGCCTGCTCGGGATCAGCAAGCCGGAACGTGCCATCCGCGTCCAGGACGGGATTGCCCTGGTCGTCACGGGCGGCGTATTCGGCCACCAGCTCGTATTCGTCTTCCCCGAACCTGGCGAGGGCTTGTTTGACGAGGGTGAGCAGTTTCGACCTGGCTCGCGACTGCGCGGCACGGAGCGGCATTCCGGTCAGCAGGTCGGCGACCGGCTGCAGGTACTGGTTGGCAAGCATGATGCGCATAAGTGTTCTCCTTAGCTGAGGGTGGTGGACATGGTGGACAGGCCGGTGTTCGAGTAGTACTGCCAGGTGATGTTCGACCCCGACCCGGAGATCGAGGTGATCCAGCCACGGTTGAACAGCCCGATCAGCGAGTTCATCCGGCTCATCAAGTCCCCGACACGATCGAACAGGCGGGTCATGTTGTAATACGATCCATTGGTGACGACCATCAGGTCGTAGGTGTGGAACACGACCTTCGAGTTCCCGGTCTGCCCCACCCAGCCCGGATGGGTTCCTTTCCCGCTGAGCGCACAGTCCTGCAACACCGCATACCGAGAGCCGGTGGTGTAGAACTTGTAGCCGTTCGTGCGCAGATCATCACCCAAGTGGATGCCAGCCTTACCGTAGAAGCGGCCCTTCGGATCCAGCGTCAAAGACGTGAAATAGTCCCCGCCCGATGCCGTCTGATACGTCCAGGCGACATAGTCGCCCCGGTAAGCAAGCTGGTTGACGATGCCCTGCACGTCGGGCTTGTCCTTGTGAGGACGCCTGGCCATCTCCCCGATATAGCGGGTGCCGTACCAGAACCGCGTCCCCGAACTGGAGATCGTGCCCTCCAGGGAGGACCCGTCATACCACGCGATCTGGGTTGGTGAAATGCGGATGGATTGTGTCCATCCGGCGAGCCCGACTTGGATCGCGTTGGTGGCGAGCTTGTCGGCAGTGATCGACTTTGCCCCAATCCGCGCCGCCGACAGTGTCCCGGTGGTGATCTTGCCCGCATCCAGCGAAGCAATCTTCGCCGAGGTGATCGCCGCATCCTTGATCATCGCCGTGGTGATGAACCCGTTGGCAATGGTCAACTTGTCCGACGTGATCGACCCGGCAGCAATCCGCCCCGCAGCCAAATAGCCGGTCGTGATCTTCGACGCCGAGAGTGAACCTATCTTCGCATCCGTGATCGCCGCGTCCTTGATCATCGCCGTGGTGATGAACCCGTTGGCGATAGTCAGCTTGTCGGAGGTGATCGACCCCGCCTGAATCCGCCCGGCAGCCAAATAGCCCGAGGTGATTTTCGCGGCCGACAGTGAGCTGATTTTCGCGTCCGTGATGGCGGCGTCGGCGATGTGTGCGGTGCCGATGGCGGCGTCTCCGATGTGTGCCTGGCTGATCGCTTTCGACCCGACCATCGCGGCACCCACCGGTGTCTGTTCCCATTGGTTGTTGGTGAGGATGTATTGGCGGGCAATCACGCCATCGACGCGCACTTGCCATAGCGCGCCCTCCGGTCGGCCAGCCGCATCCGCCACGCTCGGGTCAACAACGGCAACCGTGAGCCGCCCATCCGAGGTCACCGCAACGTCGTGGGCATCCTGCGCCAACTGGGCAGCACCAGCGGCGGCGTTCTTGGCCTCGTCGATCTCCACCTGCGCCGACGCCATCTGGGTGGCGACAGCATCGGCGGCGGTTTGTGCGTCTTGTGCGGCGGCGAGGGCTTGGTCGACCTCTGCGCGGGCGGCGTCGAGTTCGGCCTGCACCTGGGCATGGTTCAGATCAGTAGCGAGTGCCACCCAGCCGGGCTGTCCGGTGTCGGTGAGCCGGTAGATCCAGATCTCGACGGACTCGCCGTTCTGCTTGAACCACGTGTCCCCAAGCCGCGCCTGGGTGGGCTGTACGGTGCCGTAGTGGTTGGTGTTCTTCCCATCCGCCGACGCGAGGGCAAACCCAGCCACATCCTGCGCCTGCGTGGCAGCATCGACGGCGGTTTTGACTTGGCGGGTGACGGTGGTGAACTTCCCGGCCACCGACCCCAACTCGACGCTGATGTACGCCTCGCGGAGTGGGTCGTAGTCGTAGCCCACCACCCGCGCCGTGAGCGCAACGCCGAGGTCGGTGTGGCGGACAGTGACGGTGTCCCCCAGCAGCACCGTCTCCAACTGGGCGAGATCGGCGTACTCCACTGTCGTGGCGAGGTCGACGAAGGACACCTTGTAGGCGGCGGATGGCTCATCCACATGGTTCTTCGAGTATTCGAGGGCGGCGAGGCGGCGCAGCTCCGCATACGCCTGGTCGAGTGGGAGTTCGTCCTCGCGGGGCTGCTCAGGGTCTTTGATCGCCTTCACATCGCCGTAGCGCATCACCCGGATACGCGGCGTCACATACGCGCCGAGCTTCGGGGAATCCACATACAGTTCGGGCAGGAGCAGGCCGTCGTAGCCGACCGGAAGAATCCTCGTCACGACCGTGGTGAAGTCGATCGAACCCTGGTAGCCGGTGAGGTTTTTCCGGTCGCGGATCACCACGCCCCGATCCTGGCCACGCTGGGTGGCGTGGTGGATGTGCCAGTTGTCGCGGGTGATCTCCCCGCCCCAGCGGGAGGCGAACGTGTTGTCCTCACCGGTGTCCATAATCGCGGCGGCGAGCGGCATCCGCACTACTCGCGCACTCGCCCGCGTCACCGTATCCGAACTCGACGCAGTAAACCCGTGCGGCGTGTTGGCGGCGTTCAGGAGCTGGTCGAGGGTGGCCTTCGGGGTCTGGTTTACCACGAATGTGTCCGCGATCAGGTTCGCTGCCAGATCGTAGAACACATGGAACGCGGTGACTTCCAGCAGGCCGTCGAGAATGGTGGTGACTTCGTGGATGCGGAAACCCTGACGCATGGCGGCACCGGGCACCGGGCACACGACGATCGCCTCCAGGGTGAGCAGCGAAGCGGAGGGTGCATCAGCAGGGTAAGAGAACGTCAACGTGAATGCGCCGCCGAGTTCTTCGGTGACGACCGGGTCGATCACCTCCCGATCCAAGACGGCCAGCCCGGTGGTGGTGAAGTCGGTAGCGACGCGGTCGTGAACCGTGATCATCGAAAAGCCTCCAGACAGTAGTGGGGCCGCCCACCACAGGGCGGCCAGGAACAATTGAGCGAACGGGGTGGTTAGGGGTTACGCCAATTCGGCACGACGACGACCTTGCTGATGCCGGTGCCGAGAGTGATCCGGTTGGCTCCCGGTGTCAGTGTCGGGAAGCCTCCGGTGAGTGCGTCGGTTTGGACGTTTCCTGCGACGTGGGCGACCAGCCGGTTGGAGTCGAGGGTCACCTGCCCGGACGGGCTGTTGATCCGGTACTGCGTCCCGTTCATGGTGAGAGTGAGCTGCCCGGTGCCGTGGATGGTGATGACCGGGGCGGCTTCCAGCAGGCCGGGATTCGTCACCGTTCCCGAACTTGTCAACGTGACCGGGGTCAGCCCGGCAGTCAGGTAGGTGAAGGGTTGGCAGACGAGTTCGGCCTCGAACATGCCCCAGGAGGCCAACTCACGTGCCAGCGGGCCGACGCTGGCGTGCTTGATCTTTCGAAACACGCCGGGTTCGCCGGACAGGCTGATCGTCGTGGCATCCATGAACGCGGCGGCTGCTCGCCGGTAGGCGTCGAGCCCGTCACTGGTGGGAACAGCGAGTTGGAGGGTCAGCGTGGTGTCTTCCCAGCCGCCCAACCGGGTCAACGTGCCTGCCCGACCTGCGACCTCGATATCGTCAACCACCCGCGTGGAGGCAGGTATCTCCACCGGGGCAGTCAGCCGCAACCCCAACGTGCGGGAGGAGATGGTGTGGTTGAGGGTGAAGGCGAACATTAGGCTCCTCCCGTCAGGGCGAGGTCACGACGCGACAGCTTGGCGAGCCGGGTGTTCATGGCAGGGGCGAGTTTGCCCACCAGAGTGCCGTCGTTGAGCACCACCTGAATATCCAGAGAGCTGAGCAACCTGCGCGCGGTCGCATCCACGATCCCCTCAACATCCGTCTGTCCGGTCTCTGTGCCACGACCCTGCATGCCAGCGGCAGCCGTCGGTGCTGGCGCAAGGTCGAGGGTGGGCATGGTGAGGTTGGCGGTGGCGTCGATGGGCACGTCCACCCCGTCGGCCAGCTCGGCGAACGCGCCCAACGTGTCGGCGGCCAGCGTGGTGGCGGCGTCTGTGGCTTTGCGCCCATCCGTACGGATGGAGCCGGCGAGGCCTTCGACGAGCATCGAGCCGACCCACGCCATTTCCGTGGAGGGCGAGTGAATGCCGAAGAAGTCGGTAATGCCGTCCCAAATGCTGCTGATCCAGCCGGAGACCTGATCCCACAGCCAGCCCGCCAACGACTGGATACCGTTCCACAGGCCGCGCACGAGGTTCGCACCGGCCTCCGCCATCTGCCACACGCCCTGACCGACTGCTGACACGATGCCCGTGATGATCTGCGGGATCGCCGCGACGATCGTGGAGACAATCTGCGGCATGTTCCGAATCAGCGCCGTCAACAGCTGGATGCCTGCCTGCACGAGCTGCGGGATCGCCCCCGCTATCCCGTTGATGATCGCCGAAATGATCTGCGGTAGCGCCGCCACGATCGTCGTAATGATCTGCGGCAAGGCACCAATCAGGGCCGTGAGCAACTGGATACCAGCGTTGATCAACTGCGGAATTGCGCTGACGACGCCATTGATGATGGCGGTGATGATCTGCGGCAACGCAGCCACAATCGACGTAATGATCTGCGGCAAGGCACCGATCAGTGCGGTCAAGAGCTGGATGCCTGCTTGGATGATTTGTGGGATCGCGCCAACCAGGAACGTGATGATGCCCTCGATGATCGCCGGGAGCGCTTCAACCAGCACTGGGATCGCCGCGAGCAGTCCCTCAGCCAACCCGAGAATCAACTGGAGTGCAGCGTCCAGCAGGAGCGGCAGGTTGTCCACCAGTCCCTGCACCAATGCCATCAGCATCTCCACCGCTGCCGGAATCAGCTCCGGCAGAGCTTCGGCGATGCCAGTGACAAGGGTGGCAATAATCTGAATCGCCGCCTCAAGGAGCGCTGGGAGTGCTTCGATGATCGCCTCCACCAGCGCCACCACCAGGGTGACGGCAGTTTCCGCGAGCTGTGGCAGCACGGCGATGATGCCTTCGAGGAGGCTGGTGAGGATGGTCATGCCGGCTTCGACCACGGCCGGGAGCTGTTCGGCGATGAACGCCAATGCTTCCTGCAAGATCGTGCCGAGGGTGTCGATGAAGGCTGGGACACCGCCTTCTTCAATCGCGGCAGTCAGCTCGTCGATCCAGCCGTTGGCCATCGGCATGACTGTGCCCGCCAAGGCATCGGTGACACCAGTGGCGAGGAGGCCTTTCAGGTTCGCGATCCCGTCCTGCATGGTCGCCAACTGGCCACTAAAGGTCTGGGATTGGGCGTCCATCGCCCCATAGAACCGGCCACCCTCGGCCGTGGCAGAAGCAAACGCGTCCGCAACCATGTCCGCGGAGATAGCTCCCTGGGCCATTTCCTCCTTCAACTCACCAATGCTCTTGCCGGTCTTGCGGCTGATCTCTTCGAGCGGGTTGAAGCCGGCGTTGATCATCTGCAGCAAGTCCTGGCCGGTCAACTTGCCGGTGCTGCTCATTTGCGCGAACGCGAGGGTGAGGGACTCCATTTTGACGGCGTCACCTTGAGAGATGTCGCCGATCTCGTCCAGGTGCTTCTGTGCGTCCTCCAACGACATGCCGAAGCTGAGGAGGGTCTGCATGTTGGAGGCGAGGTCTTCCATGCCGAACGGGGTCTTGGCGGCCTCCACCTTCAAGTCGTTGACCAGCTGCTGGGCTTTGGCTTGGTCGCCGAGCATGGTGGTGAAGCTGGTGGTGTATTGCTCCATGCGGGCGTTGTACTCAACACCCTCCTTGAGTGCCCCGGCCATGCCGCGTCCGATGGAAGCGATGGCATGCCCGATACCTTTCACCCCTGCGACGATGGCTTCGGAGGCCAGGTTGGCTTTCAGGACGTCACCGAAGATGCGGGTCTTGCCCCCGGTCGAGTCCATCTCGTCGCCGAGATCATCGACTGCGTCCTCCAGTCGGCCTGCGTCCTTGGCGGCGTCTTTGGCATCGTCACCGGCACCGTCAGCCTCGTCACCGAACTCGGTGAGCGCGTCGTTATTCGACTTCAGTTCGCCTTCGAGCTTGTTCAGTTCGGCTCCGGCATTGTTGAGCTGGATCTGCCAGTTCTTCGTCCGCGAATCGTTCTCACCAAACGACGTGGCCGAATTCTGCAGGGCTTGGCGGAGGGTGTCGATCTTGGCTTTCTGTGCCTCGATCTCCTTACCCAACACCTGATTCCTGGCCGTCAGGGACTCAGCGGACTGGTCGTTCTTGTCGAACTGGGAGGCGACCAGCTTCATCTCCGAGCCGAGCACCCGCATCTCACGGTTGATATCCGTGATCGCTCGCTTGAACTCCCGCTCACCCTCCAAACCAATCTTTAAACCAAACGAGCTGTCAGCCATGGGTGTTCGCCTCCCTTCGTGTGGCTAGATGCCAGACGGAATGATGTCGTCGATGAACCACTGACGCAGTGGCTTGGCTCGGCTGGTTTCCAGCCGCCAGCAGTCGATGAGGTCGAGCAACTCCCCGAACACCATCAAGCTCACCTCCACCCGGCTCAGGTGAAGGTGAGCGATGCCGATGTAGGTGAGCCGGGTGAACACCGCCTCCGGCGAGTCGATTACCCGGCCTTCGCCTTCGTGGCTTTTGGGTCTGGCTCGGTCGCGATCACTCGGCGGGTGCCGCGCTGGAGGGCTTCGGCGATCGCACCCCGGTAGTCGGACAGATCGGCAGGCACGGTCAGCAGCTCCACCGTCTCCTCAGTGAGTTCGGGGCGGGGGTTGTCTGGGTGGCGCAGGTTATGGATGGCGACGGACTGGTTCGCCAAGAGGGTGATCAGCCAGATCACCTCACCCAACGTCGCACCCAGATCACTCGAGGACTCCAATGCTTCGCCGAGGTGTTCCAGGCCGCCGTAGCGCTCAGCGATGACTCGGGTGGCGCGGGTGGTGAGCACCAGCTCGAACTCCTCCCCACCAATCACCACCACAGCAGTCCGGGTGGGGTCAGTCGCCGGAATCGTGGTCTTCGACATTGTTGGCTGCTCCCTTTCCTTTAGCCTGCGGCTACTGCGTCGGTTGCGGGCTCGTACACTGCCGCGTACCAGCCAGTGATGATCTCCTGGCTCACCCCGGTTGCGCCTTCGGTGACTTCGGCCTTCCACGGATGCCGTCCCTTGCTGTCGGGCTTGTTGCGCCGCAGGATCGTGCCCTCAATCGACGGGGTCGAGAACGTGATGGAGTCGGCTTTGGTGGCGAGCGTCGTGGTCGGCAGGGCGAACTTCACCCGGTAGAGCCAGAAGTACTGGTATCTGCCGTTGGAGCGTGCGGCGCGGAAGCCGATCGCCACCGGCGTGCCGCCATCCTCCGAGGTGGAGATGAGCACTCCGTTGGCATCCAGGGTCGCCCCCGTCAGCGCCGCTGCCGCCTCACCGCCGAGGTCATCGACGCCAAGCGTGAGGGTGCCGGACTTGAATTCCTTCACGATCTCCGATGCGCCGTCGTCGGCATACAAGATGGCCTCAGCTACCTCGACCGACAGTTCGGCGGAGATGGCTTTCGCGAGCTGTTTCGGGGCGGCGTAAGTTTCCTCACCCGTGTCCGGGTCTTCGGTGATCGTGGCGTAGTAGAGCTTGTCCAAACCAATCGTGGCCATGAGTGTGTTCCTTTCTTATGGGTGAAACCCTGACCGGTAGGATCAGGAGCAAGTGGTTTTGTGTAGATACGAATGACGAGGATGTCCATGGCTAGCGATAACACGCCGACGATCGATCAGTTCCGGCCGGTCGTGTTGCGGGTTCTCGCTGACGGCCAGGAACGGGCTGTGCGCGAGGTGTGCGAACTGGTGGCCAGTCGCATGGAGCTGCCAGCAGAGGTACGCGCGGAGAGAATCGCTTCCGGTCAACACCGGTACATCAACCGAATCAACTGGGCGTGTTCTGGACTTACGCAAGCTGGCCTGTTGGAGCGTCCGAAGCGCGGCCACTACCGCATTACAGACAACGGGCGCACCGTCGATGCTCGCTCGTTGGCGGAGTATTCCGAGAAGGACATGCTCGAGTGGCCGGTGTGGCAGGCCTACCAGGAAGAGATCGCCGCCCGCAAACACGAGGTTCCGGAGACCTTGGAGGCAACTGCCAAGGACGATGCCGATCCGGTCGAGGTGATGGCTGCTGCCGAGCGAACCTTCAACGCGCAGACCGAGACCGCGCTACGCAAACGCCTCCAGGAAGCTTCACCAGAGTTCTTCGAGAAGGCGGTGATCGACGTGTTGTGGGCGATGGGCTACGGCGGCACCCACGGTGAGAAACAGCATGTCGGGCGCTCCGGTGACGGCGGCATCGACGGTGTGATCCGCCAGGACGCTCTCGGGCTGACGAACATCTACATTCAGGCCAAACGTTACGCCGACACGAACAAGGTTGGCGACCCAGAGATCCGCAACTTCATCGGCTCACTCGATTCACGCGGCGCGAACCTGGGCGTGTTCATCACGACATCCAGCTTCCAACCCGCTGCCGAGCGCACCGCAGCCGGATACCGCCACGGCAGGATCATCCTCATCGACGGCATCAAACTCACCAGCCTGATGCTCGCCTACGGGGTTGCCGTCCATAAGACCCGCGAATTCACCCTCTACGAGATCGACGACGACTTCTTCGACGACGAAACCGCCTAACCCCACGAGTTCGCTGCCGCCACATCGAGCGCGTAGTGGTGGTAGCCGGTGTCTGCCTCGAAGCCGACATACCGGCGGGCGGTGACCGTGAGACCGGCGTCTACGAGTGCGCGGGTGAGCCGGTCACGGATGGGTAGGTAGTTGCCGGTGGTGAACACCGCAAGCCGTACTTCCTCGATCTCAACACCGGGCTGGTTGTCGCCGTACACGTCGAACATGTCGCTCAATGGCGTGGCGACGAGGTAGGTGGCCGGTGCCGGACTGTCGGTGTAGAGGCCGACTGCGATCGGCAGACCCTCCTGATCGGCGATTGCCGTTAGTTGTTCCAAGAGTGGGGCGGTCATGGTTTCACCTGCCCGAACTTGGCCGCCAACGCCTGTTTCATGGCGTCGACCGCGCCACGCCTGGTCTGGCTTCCGGTGGGTGCGAGGAAGGGCCGGGCGGGCTGATTACTTCTGCCGTGTTCGAGCACGTTCGCAATCAACGCATTCGAGCGCCCGTCGCGCCGGTTTTCTGCGAACCCGACCTTGATGTTGTGATCCCCTTTGCTGTTCACCTTCACGCTCGTGGTGCCGAGCGCGCCGAGCAGCTGGCCGGTTGAACGCGACGGGGTCTTGGTGCCCGAGCCGATGGCTGCGGC